AAGAGTGGTCATTTCAGTTTTCCAAGAGGCGGTATTCTTGCCGTATACCATATTTTTTCTCCTAATTATAGGTGCATGAGGCTTCGCTAGTTATTTATACACCAAATTACTATAAAAAAAGCTGACCCCAAAAATGGGGCCAGCCCTTTGTTTAAGCATAAAAACTGTGATTATTACAGCGAGCCAAGGATAACACGACGGTTATCAAGCACAGCAAAGCCATGCTCGGCCCAACCATAAAAGCCTGCTCTACGCTGACGATGCAGGTTATCGTCTTCGTATACCTGAACGTTCTCTCGAACCGGTCGAACGAACGAATCATTCGAGCTGAGGTCAAGACCCACTACCAACTCTGCGTCGGCAGCTTCGAGGCTACCTGAAAGGTCGCCAGTGAAGAACGATTGGTACTCTTGGCCAACACCCAATTCATCAATGTCATGGAGATTAACCGAGAAAATACGAGTGACCGAAGCAGCTCCGTCTTCCGAGGTATAAATCTCTCGGCGGGTTACTTCGTCAACCTGGTCAACACCCCAGTTGCGAATATCTTCAATCGCCTCAGGGGAAACATAGAGGTCAGTCAGTTTGCCACGATTAATGCTGCTGGAGTTTCCACCACCATTACGTCTCATGACAGTTTTCATAAGCGAAACAAGTCGCTTCGTAAACTGACCAGCGGCTGCGTCGGCGTCATAGACCAAAATATTTCGGTCAACGCCAGCGGCCAAAAGCGTATGCCAAGCGTCGTCATTGGTCTTCTTTACAAAACTGGACTGCAAGACCTGCATCGCTCGTCCAACGATATCCCAGCGGGCATCGCGTGCATAGCGAAGCGTATAGTCAATGCTAGCGCCAATCTCGAAAGTTGGGACCATGACGTAGTCGCCTTCCACGTTACGTTCGGGAATGCGGCCATGATTCGGCAAACTATAAGCAACGAAATCTTTTTCCGTTCCAGGAGCCAGAAAATCCAAAGGAAATTCAGGCGCCGAGCCCGGTGCAAGACTAATCGTTTCGAAGATATTACCGGTAATATCTCCGCTCATCACTCCTTGTCGCAGAGGCTCTTGCAAAGCAATAGCAAGCTGATGCGTAGCCTCAAGAGACTCTGAACGATTGTTCGAGCCGCTTTTCTTGAGAAGAGCAGTCATTTCTGCGGTAGGAGCGCTAATAACATTTTTACTACTCATTATATTAGTTCTCCTTTTAATTTTGAGGAATGTTTACGGAAATTTTCGCGTAACCATCTTCATCTACAATGCTGTCAAACTGACCGATGCGTGCGGCTCCAGCGGTGTCTTGTCCACCAACAGAGCTGTTTGTGATGTACCCACTCGGACCAACATAAGCTTGCTGTCCAGCGGTAATCGTATCGCCTGGGTCAATTCGGTTAGTTACAATCCAACCCTTCTTGAGAAGAGTGACCTTGCCGCCAGTTTGCACCTCATTCTTGTGGAAATTGATGTGCTGACGAGTTTGGTCGATGTTCACGACGTCGTTCAAAAGAACGCCAATCGGACGAACACCAGACTGGTCTGCTGCGTAAGTGACCAATGCGGCAGATTGGTCAAGTGCAGCACCCGAACCCGCCGTACTTAGAGAAGCAACGCCACCTCTTTCTGCAGTCGTATCAGACATGAAGAAATCAATAGTGGTTTCCAACTCGTAACGGTCGCCTTTAAGTGCCATAATTAATTTCTCCTTTACGACTCATTGTTAGTTTTGCCACCTAAAACACCAGTAAAATACTCGTTTAGGCTAGCTACAACAGATTCAGACTCATCTTCGCTTTGTGCAGCGAGGGCCGGAGCCTCTTCTGCCTCAGCTTCGTCTAAAACTTTTGCGTCCTCAGCCTCTTCAGCGGCTTCTGCGGCTTCTTCAACCACAGCGGCCTCTTCAGTTGCCTCGGCCTTCGCCTCTTTCTTGGCCATCTTTTTATAATGGCCAGGAGCGTCTGCCTTCTTATCTTTTTCTTTCTCTTCCTTCTTCTTCTCATCCTTTTCTTTGTCGAAAGGAAAAGCAGCTTCAGAAAGCTTAAGAACAAGGGCTTCGAACTGCTCGTCGGTAATACCGGCGAAAGTCTCTACCAAAGATTCGGCTTCTGCTTTATCAACACCCTTGTCTACAAGAGCGCTAACACGGCTGGTTTTGAGAGCTTCGGCCTCGATGGCTTCAAACTTCTCTGTCAATTCAGCAACAGTTTTGTCGCTTTGCTCCTTGGCTTCAGTGATTTCGTCACAGCTCTTTTGAGCGGCTTCGACTTTCTCAGAAGCTTCAGCAATCTTAGATTCGAGTTCAGTAATTTCCGCGTCTTTGCCAGCACAGGCTGCCTCAAACTCGGAGATTTGAGCCTGAACCTTCTCTTCGTCCAACTCTTTAAGTCGTGCTTCAAGTTTCTCAACTTGCGACTCAAGGCTTCGGACTTGCTCATTGTTATCTGACATTGAGCTATCTCCTTTACTGCTACTAGTTACTAGTAAATTAATATCAGAGTGTATCTCGGCAACACCTTCAAAAATTTCTATGTCTTCATCTCTGAAGATAATAGATTCTGGGTTGCCTGGATTATCCACTAAACCTTTACCACTAAAGGTTAAGTTCCTCATTATTCTTCCAACACGATTTCCATTGTATTCTCCGGCGCCACCGTAGGAACGAAGATGTTTAGTTAAAAACGCAGTTTCTTCATTTCTAGCAATTACGGATGAGCGACCACTGGCATCAATTAATGCATAGTCAAAATCTGAAAATAACGCCTCCATAGACACATACCAATTTCCTTCTGCTATTTCTTGTAAAAGACCTTTGGTTTTTAATGTCAAATCCTCATCACGGCTAGATACATGCTTATAAATAACAGCACTAGTCAAAATGTGGAACTTGTTGGGTAGCGAATCAAACTCGGAGTCGTTTTGCACTAGCTCATAATTTTCATCAACTAAAGCATTACCAGTTATATGTCCAATTATATTATTAGGGTCGTGCCCCTTGTTAAAAGGCTTGTCTTCAGCAGTTGTTCTTGCTCCCCACATCTCTTGCCTATCAAAAACATCGTCGTTTTTGTTCCAACCAGTAGTTGCAAGTATACTATATATATAATGCAAATCAAACTGTTCTTTGTTGTCGGCCGTGCTTTGCTCAAAACTATCTCGGTTAAGAGATTTTACTGAAGAAGTTACCTTGGTATCCAGAAGTATGGGGCAATTTGCAAGTATAGCGCAGCTATCTTTGGCTGTAATAGCCTCGTATAAGCCAGCTTCGGCTTCTGCTTTGTATACCGGTATATTATCTTTATGCATAACTAAAAGTGTTTCCCCATTAATTTACAAAAATTCTAAAATTTTATACACCATTTATTGCAAAAGACTAAATATTAGCGCAGATTGAATAAGTTGCGGCCTGAAGACTTCTTATCTCTTCTATGGTGGGAGCTCTTTTTACGTTGTTGTTGTGAGCCTCCAGTAAAGCGCTGTAATACTTAGAGTAAATAGTCGGTATTTTAGGGTTTTTAGATAATATTTCAGCTACCACGGCTTCGTTTATAACTGAGTTTTTAGGCAAATTTGAAAGTATTCTAAACTTTGTGGATTCAACATCAAGGCATTCTTTTGCAGTTAAACTTCTCATGTTTTTTTTGCCATAGTGTTTAAGTATGCCTGGGGCAATGCAGTCGGCTATTGCGGATTGTATTTGTTTAGCTTCAGATATTCCGTTAAGAAAATTGCCTATGTCTGAGGCTATGTCATGAGAGCTCCTTGACTTGAACTCTCTGTCTCTGTTTAAGCCAGGAGAGTCTTTTGAGTTTTTAGGTCTTCCCTCTCCGCTTTTGCCTTTCTGGGAACCATTTTTGCCTTCGAACGGCGATTGCTGCTTTTGTTTCATTTGTTTGTCGAAAGGAGTTTCATTTTCGCTTTCTTCAATTTCGATTCCTGCTTGGTCTGGACCAATAAATCCTCTACCAAGAGCTATTTTTACCAGCTCGTGTATCTTATCGGTATTATAAGGACCGTATTTTTCTGCTCTTTTTCCAGAGACTCTTTGTTTTTCTTCTCGCCGTCTTCTTGTGTTTTCTAGCTCAGGTATACCCCCAAACATTTCAATAACCATTTCTTCGCTTACCAAATTTCTGTCAAGCAACTGAATTAAGAGTGCTTTTTCAGCCGCTTCATCTTTCAAAATCATGTGGTCAAACTTAACAGTGGGGGCTTTGTTCCACCCTAAAGCTTCAGCTAACAGGTCTAATTCAAGCTGCCAAAACTTAGTAACTTGCTGTCTTCCGTATTCTAATCTTTGTACGAGTGTCTGTAAAGATATAAAATTATTGCTTGCTCCGCCAACTCTAGAGGACCCAGTAAGAGTTGGAGGAACTCCAAGCCCGCTAAAAATGCTGTCTAGGATGGGCTCGTATTTAGTTGAGCCCAGAAAATTATGTACGGAAGTTGTAACTTCTTCAAAATTAAGTTCTGGCCCCCAAATCAAATCAAACGCACCTCCGCCTGGATTGCTTAATAAGATGTCTGCAAGCTTCTGTATGGCGGCGTCAGTGGGTAGTATGCCCTTGTCAAGGTCTCCAAGCCTCCAAACCCGTATTTGTGAAATAGCTCCGTCTAACGCAGCTAAATCCGCCAGCTTCATTTTTTCTAATACAGCCAAGTCGTCTAAAATTGATTCTAACATAGGGGAAGCCCACACATCCCAATCGTCTTTTTTGTAACTGTGCGAAACAATCTTGCTGTTGTCTAGGGGCAATAATCTAGCGCCTTTTCTAACCGCCTCTACTAGTTCGGAAGGAAGTTTGTCTACAAGAGCTTTCTCAAGTTCATTTTTTGGAGACATTATTTTTGTTTTAAGACTTCCGGTTATCTTGAGTCCATATGCGTGTTCTCCAGCAAATTGAGCTAGCTCCCCTCCAGCAACTTCTAGGGTGAGCGGGTTTAGGAATGAATATCCAGAAGGAATAACTCTTTTTCTTGTTTTCGCTCTTTCTTTAGTCTCGTGAGTAGGCTCAAGATACTCTGTGGCTATTGCAAGCCTTCTCTCTTCTTTTAAAGAAATTTTTGACATCTGTCTTTGAGCTACAACAGTTCCAAGTCTATATAGGTAGTTCAAGAACCTTTCCGTAACATGCTGTCCGTCTACTTTATGCGTAAACCATCTATTAGCAAATCTTTGTATTCTTTTATTCTCGTGTACAAGGGTTACTCCCTGAGAACCAAAATCAGACATCAAATCAATAACATTTCGAACAATACCCACCTTTTTATAAGAGCGGTCACAAAATGACATGATGGCCTGAGACTTTACAGGCCTTCTTTCGCTGTCTCTGTAGGCTTCATAATCGTTTCTGGTAAACTCATTCCTTACAGAGATATTTGTGCTAACGTCTTCAAATCTATCTCTGCCCCCTCCATATGCCAATGCCTGATAGCAATCTAAGGCCTTGGAGTTTTTGATGGCGTTTGCAGCCTCTTCTGGTTTTTCGGGGTCAAAAGTAACGAATGCCGCTCTGTCGCCAACAGCAACATTTGTCTTGATTGGGTCTTTTCTTTGAGCCATTTTAGTGTTCCGTGTGCATTGGTATTGTTAATTGAATGCCATTACTATTGTATTTTACACCACTATTTTCTTTTAACGCCAATTCCATAAACGCCATTCATTTTTTGAACTAAATGGTCCGGACCTGTGTATAATTGTCCTTGTTTATCTTTTTTCGTCTGATGTGCATGCCCGCCTACAAAATCATGTTCTTGTCCTTTAAGTTCATTTTGTAGGACATGAGCGACTTCATTTGCCATTAATAGTGAAGAATACCTATCTTTTCGAAGCCTACCTTTTTTTCCTCCAGCCTCTACCGTTTCGGGGGTGTCCCATTTGTCTCGTCCGCTAGTGGTCTGGCTGTGTTCGATTGTCGCCAATTCGTCTTTTAGAGATTCTATTTCCATGACGCAATCCTCAAGGGTATCATAAAATCTATTGGCTAATTTGTCGTCTGCGATTGCTTCGGATAGCAGGATAGTGTCAAATTTAGGGAATAGAACAGACTGCGTTTCTAAGTCTTTTCTTAGATTGTGGTTTGCTTTGAATGTAAACTCAGATTTTGCAAATTGCATCATGTGTAGTATGTGCAAACCAGCTTCGCCATCCGTGGGTTTGTTTTTGGATTCCCAATAGAATGGGTCTTTGTCGTCATATTTTATATACGGCCATAGAGGTTTTTCTCCGTCCTTTAATACGTTTTTATCATGAAGGGCTTCCATGATAGCTATACCTCCACCCTGAGCGTCTATGGCTATGTGTTCTGTGGGGAACACTTTCATTAAGTCTAGTATTTTTCTAGCGCAATAATTGTAGAAGCTTTCTAGTGTAGATTCTTTTTTTGTTTTTATCCTTTCCCTCATGACCTGTCTGCTGCAAGTCCAAACATAAACAATTCTATGGTGTGTTTCGTACTGTTCTAAAACAATGATAGAAAAATTGTCTGTTTCGGACGCAGGGTCTATTCCGTAAATGTATTTTTGATTCGGGTCGCCTATTATTCTTGCTCCAAACTCAACGATATCTCCAGAAGGCGTTTGAACACCATCGTTTGTTACGCATCTTTCAATTAAGCTCCTTCTGTAAAAGCCCTCAGAGTCTTTTGCAAAGCACGCTTCGTATTCCATTTCGTATCTAGAAGTGTTAAGCATAGCCTTAGCTTGCGCTAATTGAGACTTGTCCATAAAGCCTTCAGGCAATAAACCAGCCGGTATCCTCATGACTGAATACTGTGACCAATCAAAACCGTCTGGTATTTGTCCCTTAAAAACTTTCTCTTCAAGATATTTTGTGTCTCCTTTACTACGCACTATCTCTCTTTGTCTTTCAAAATATTCGTAAAAATGATTAAACGCGTAGTAAGCTGTTCCAGCTATAATTGTTTGGTTTCCAAATCCGAGCTCCCCTTCTATTTCCTTTGCCTCATCATACATACCCAGCTCTTTTAACTTGTGTATTCTAGCGTATTCTTTTACTTTTTCTGCTGGGCTTGCGGAAACGGCGCCGAAACCTTTAATAACAACTTCAAATATTTCTTGGGGAATAGATGCGAATTCGTCAGCAATAATATAGTTTGCGCGTAGACCACGAATCTTGGAGCCGTCGCCAAGAGGAATTGCTATTATTTCACTTGCGCCAACATAAAACGTACATCTGTCTATATCTCTTTTAGGCCCTTGTCCTTTGCCTGCGCCAATCATATTAGCAAATACAGGAGAATTTTTATAAAATGTCTCCATGTATTCAAACAAAAGCTTAGACTGTCTAAAGGCCGCGCCAATAACAATAATTTTGGAGCCCTGCATAAAGAAAGCTCTAAGTAAAGAATACAATGCCAGAATCCATGTTTTACCAGCTCCACGAGTTGCAATAAGCATTGGAAATTTTCTAGTCCAAAGCTCTTGAAGTATGCAAAGTTGAAATGGAAGAAGGTCTATGTTTAAGAGATACTTGCATGTAAACCAGAAATTTTCTGGCTTAGACATGTAGTCCATAAACTCCATGATTGGGTTGTCGTAGGCCCCTTGATTTGTTAGTAAGAAGTTCTCTAGTTTAAGCTGCTCTATGTTTTCTATATTTAGATGAGCGTGTCTTAACAGAGATTCAATCTCTTCTTTGTTTTTGAACTCTATCATTGTGTTTGGACTGGGCCTCCATGAATCTTTTAAATATACTAGAACAAACCTCTTTAGCGTAATCTCCACAAAATATAAAAGGAACGTCGTATTTCTTCTGAAATTCTAGTATTCTCTTCAAAAAAAACGGACCTCTTACTTTCATGTATTTTCTTTTGTACGCCGGTATTTTACTCCCTTTTGGGAATTCAACAACATCTTTCATTTCAAACTCTAGTAAAACATATCTCCAAGGAAATTCTAACATTCTCTCAAGCTCTCTCTCGAACCTTGGCTGAGTTATATTCGTTGCTAGCTCCGACACATTTCCTTTTCTTTCTACGCATATGTGATTTTCATATCCATACAAAGTATAGTCTCCAGTCTTTATGGTTTGCTCCTCTGTTCCGGCGCAATATCCAGACTGGGTAAACTCCCAACCGTCTTTTTCTCTGGTGTCTCTATAGACTAGATAAGGGTCGTATT